TCCGATGTAGCCCAATCCACAACGCCGTCGGGATCCGACACAGCGCGTGCCGCGAGTTCGTAGCCGAAAAGGCACATACGCCGCCGGGTTTCGGTGTTTGCGAGTTGACGGGCGTGGTCCAGTATATTAACGCCGGAACCTACTGCGTTGGTCAGTTCTACCAGGTAGCGGGTCATCTCCCGGCCTTTCAGTTCCGGACGATCTGCGAGCGTGTAGAGGTCGATTTTGTCGCCACGCTCCAACATCGAGAGCATCGTACTGTATATTTTGCCGTTATTCACATCAGAAAAGGCTTGAATTTCGACGATCTCTGCAACATCAGACAGTTGATACGAATCAAGGATCAATGCACCCAAAACAGCCTTTTCGAGTTCGGGCGATTCTGGCAACCCCTCAACAGGGGCCGGGCGGTTATAGGAAATTTGTTTTCCGCGCTTCATAGTTAGTTTGTTTTTGGGTTGTGGTATTAAACTCGGATTTGCGGCGCATCCAATTTCGCGCGGCGGCTTTCCAGTCTTTTATCGGGTTCTTACCGGTTCGCCAGCCGTTGGCCGTGAAATGGTCGTAAAAACATTCCGCGTCCGTATCGCTTCCGTCGATCGTCAAAAAATAATCTTTGACCATTTCGAGCGAGGGAGCAACAAACGCCCGGCGTTTAGTTGCGACGTCTCCCCCTATAACCCCCTTTTCATTAACATTAACATTAGCATTATCATTATGATTTAAGGGGTTGTTTTTGGGGTTGTCCCCTGGGGTTATCCTTTGGGGTTGTTTTCTCGCATTCTGATTCCCTTTCGGGGCACCTCCGTTTTTCCCGTATTCGGCGCCTTTAAGGCCGTTATTTCTACACGCGTCGTAACGCCTTATCGAAGCCTCAAGCTGCGGGCGTATCAGTTTCCACGCCAAGCGACCCACGGGGGACAATCCGTTCGGATCTACGCCGAAAAATGCAAAATCCGTAATAGCTTCGTATACTGCTAACTTGTCGGCGTCCGGCATATCGCGTATGGCGTCCTTAAAACTCCAATAAAACGCAAACGTTTTTCGGCTCGGATTTTCCGTGTGCTCTATTGCGGTCATCGCTGCGCCTCCTTTCCCGTATTGTCTTGTCGAATGAAGTATCGTTTGAAACGCCCGCCGTGTTCGCTGTCGCACCACACATCGGCAATCGGCACGCCTTTCGCCCGTAGGTCACGTATCGAGCTGCGGGGATCGGACAACCTTAGCGCCGCGGAAATATCCGCTACCGAATGGCGCCCACCCTGCAACAGGAAATTATACACCCGCCGTTGATGGTGACCAAACGAAATTTGCATATCATTCCCGGATTGCGTATATTTGTCGGTGCCGTTATTTGCCCCTGCGTGCTCGCTCCGAGTGCCGGGGGCTTCTATCTGTCTCATAAGGCCCGGCGGTTATTTACGGTTGGCACTTTCGGCGATACGCAATGCGGCAGCGGTCCGCCTGTCCTCAGAATGGACGGTGCGCGATTCAATCCACGCAAGAAGTTCTTTTTTAGAGAATACCGTGCGGCGTCCGAACTTCCTGTAAGGGATAGTGTTTTTGTAGACTTGATTGTAGAGCGTGGCCCGGGTGGTGGGTATGCCTTGTTCGGTCAGGAACAAAGCGGCATCTTCGACGTTCATGCCGTCTGTTTGGACGGGCTCGTTCTTGCGCCGGAAGTCGGCGAGTTTGGGAAGAATCGCGTTTACTGCATCGCTGATGATGGATTGCAGTTGTGCGGGAGTGGTGACGATAACAGGTTCATTCATACCTTGACACTATTGATTGTTTTACAATATCCGCTGATCGGGCGGATTGCTCAACGTTGATAGTGCAAAGGAGCAAATAATTAAATTGGATCGTAAATACTACCCATTTGGAGGACAGGTGAAAAGCTATGCAAAATAGTTGTCCAGTATGTCGCAAATTATACTACACAACAAAATGACAAATACAGACAAATAAAAAAAGCTGTCCAGTAAAAACGCACAATGCCCCACAAAAAAAATTACATTTCTTTCAGCCTTTCTATGGTTTTTCTTACCATTATATCAAATTTGGGCTGACCCAATCGGCGCAACCCCATTGAATTGGCAACAGTCACAATAAATCCTTTATTAATCCAATCTGTTACGGTTTTTCTATTTCGTCCTGTTATACGAGCAAAATATGCTGCACTTATACAAATATCGAGTTCTCCATTTGCGAGATATTCATAAGATGACCCGAGTTCGTTTTTATCATACTCCGTTAGCTTTGCTATTGTGTCAGCAAACCTATGCCGTTGCTCTTTATCCGCTTTCTTTATGCGGATGTCTATTATATTCCAGTCGTAGTCGTCCGCGCATATGTCACAACACTCTACAAGGTCTTTTATAATAGCATTTTGCGCATCTTTCGAAAACCTCATTAAGAATTTATCAAATTTATACCGACCCATATCCCTAAAATTTAGTTAATAATTCCGCATTCTTCTGCCGTTCCTCCCTCTCGAAGCTGGCAAGGTAATTTTCGGTCGTCTTGAGATCTTGGTGCCCCAGCGATTCCGAGATATAGGCAATATTGGTTCCTGCCCGCTTCAACACCGTAGCGAACGAATGCCTGGCAGTATAGGTCGAGATATTGCCAATACCCAGCCTTTCGCCTATCTCTTTCATGCGACGATTGATCGCACGGGTGAAATACATCGTTTTATGCTTCCGCCGCATCGCATCCTCCTGCCCACCGAGGATCGGAAAAATAAAGCTATCGGGCCGGGAGGGGTTGCCCCATCGGTTAATTATTGCCTGCATCCGCTCCGTGACAACGACCCGGATTTCCTTGCGGGTCTTGGTCGTGCGTTCGGTCTTTTGCCGCACAAAGCATATTTCACCATTCACAATGTCCCGATACCTCAACTTTACGAAATCGGCAACGTTGATCCCGTTACACAAGTAGAGGAACAGCCAATAATCCCGGTATTTGGCCGTTGCCTCGGTTCCGTCCTCATAGTTGGCTATCTGCCCTATTTGCTCCAACGTAAGGGCCAATTTACGCCCTTCGCCGGCTTGTATTTCATACTTATCCCGGCCGAACGGATATTGCGCATCCTTGATCGAGCCTAAACGTTTTGCCTCGTTAAGAATTGCCCGAAGGTGGCGCAAATGTATCGCAATAGTCGTTTGTGTCTTGCCCTCTTTGCGCAAAAAATCAGCATACCGCCCCAGCCACGACACGGTGACCGCCTCAAAACGGATATGCGCCCCAGCAAAGCGTTCCAAGCCTTTCTGAACATTATCATATACAAGCATAGACCCAACACGCCCGGCTCTTTTAAGTTCTTCTATTTTGGCCCGGAACATCGTATTAACCGTATCGGACGCCGCACCCTTTAATCTATTGTTGAGGGCGTCGAGCGAGAACCCGCCAGACGCCGCCAACTCCTCAACGGCCGCCCGCACTATCTGGTAGCTGCTTTCGATGTCCTTGCGAACAGCTACGAGTGCGCGGGCCTTTGTAGCCGGCAATATTTCCCATTCTTCAGCGGTCAAATCTTTACCAGTAGTGTAATAACACAATCGCCTGCGATAAGTAACACGAATACGCACCGGAAACAAACCGTTTTTCTTTGGGTGGCTTGTATCAATCACGGCGGCAACGGTTACCCCGTCTTTCGAATAGTTCATTTGTTTATAAATTTGGATTCGGGTAAACAATTTCTAAACAAATATACGGATTTAATCGAAACCAACAAAAATAAATCGAAATAAAATAGCTATATTTGCATCTGAAAACCAGATGATTATAAAACAAAATAAAAATCGCCGAAGATCGGCAAAAATAGCCGAATTATGCCTACGGATCAGAAGGTTACAGGTTTGAGTCCTGTCGGTGTCACAAGGAGGGAAAGGCAAATGCTTTTCCCTCTGTTGTTTACAGCCGCTTGCAACTTGCAGGCGGTTTTTTCGCATCTTGTTTTCTGTGGTTTTCACGGCGAAATCGGGAATTTGTTTAAACCAATGCGTAAACCGAAAAATCCCGATGAACACGGCCTTCGAGACGATCGAAAAATGCAGAGACGCGTAAAGCCGGCATTATTTCACCTCCGAATTTTTCCGTTTCACCCGTCCGAAACCGGACAATCGGACAAAGTTTTCTAATTCTAT